GTCAGATTTTTTTTTGCTTGTCAATTTTTTGACGCTGTCAAATTTTTGACGTCAATTTTTTGACTCGGCAGCTTTTTGACACTTGGAATCAAAAAACCCTGCCAAGCTTTTACACTTAGCAGGGTTAGTATATCGACTAAAGTATTTTAGACTCTTGAACGAATACCCATGACACTAGTTAAAAATTCAAGTGTCTTTTTACTTAATACTTGGATAGTCGATAATTTCTTATTGCTTATCGTTAACCCTTGATTAGATAAAGCTTGTAAAAATTCTTTATCATATTTGAAAAGATCAACTGTTATCGCAATGTTATTTAATGTTAGATTATTACGATCAACTTTTTTCATAAATCTGTTATCAACATCTTTTACTAATTTATTCGTAAATCTTATTGAACCAGTAGAATTAAAATAATCAAAATCAAAATGTGACGTTGAAACGCTATTTACTGAATTACTATTTACAATATCACCAAGTGAATTTTTATGAACCCTTGATTTTTCATTTGATACTTTAGGATGAATTGAACCCTTAACGTCATCAAATTTTCTATTGTAAATATTCGCACTTGGTACAATGTCAATTATGTTTACTTGTTGTGTCATGGTTTTTATTCCTTTCTTAAATGATTCGTTTTTTACCATATCTAATTATGCGATTTTTTACGTCATAAGTAAATAAAAAGATTCAAATATTAAAAAATTTTTTAAAAATGCGATTTGCTGCAAGTGTGCTATTTTTGCAACACATTTAAAAAAAAATTATATTTGTTGTAAATATTGCTTGACGAATCACCTAACCTGACCGATCTGACCGATTGTCAAATTTTTGACTCAAGCACACTCATTATTTTCTTGACACAACAAAAAATTGACACTCTTTTTTCGAATCATGATTCGTTAACTGTTAGAATTACAGTTTTTAAATTGTCAATAGTTCTTTATTTATATGATTATTTTATTATTTTGGTGTCTCATATATACATCTTGACTCTTCACCACGAGTTGATAACCCTTTTTTCTATCGCTATATCGGTTTGATTCGGCAATGCGACCATGCAAGCGTCAGGGTGGGGTGTACAGTACGTATGCTTGGATATATACACAGATCAGGAAAATTAAGTGTTAACCACAGAGTTAACCTTGAATGTAATAAAAACTGGGATTTCATAAATAAGTGTTGACAACCTCTCAATAATAGTGTATAACTAAGATGTTCACTTTAAGTGAAACACTATAAGTGTATATTAGTCTAAATGTATATAAACATTTAAATGTAACATTATAAATGTAGGTTAGATTAATTATACGTAAATGTAAAATAATCCTTGACAATGAGTAAAAAATCAGTAAAACTATATACTGAAGATGTAATTTCGTGTTTCTATGAAGCCGTCCGTACAAACACCCTCGACAAATTACATATACCCCACAGTGATGTATTCTATGTACGTAATGCTATTGAAGCACGTACAGGAGAACGATACACGTTAAAGCGTATTGAAGACGCTATGATCGCAGAAGGATGGCTCGAAAAGGAAGAGGAAGACTAAAATGGCAGTAGGATTTAAACGAAAAAAAACAACAAGTCCAATGGAAGCAATAAGACGAATGTTGTCTAAAGAGGGACTATCAGCTAAAGATAAAAAAGATAGAGCTGCGTTACAAAAGCGAATAGATGACGCTACAGCAAAAGCCAAAGCTAAATCAAAAGCTGCGGCTAAAAAGCGTATGATGGATGACGCACCTAAAGGCAGAGGTGGTAAAGCTGCTAACATAATGAGCAAAGTAAAAGACACTGCACCTCCAACAACAGGTAAGCGTAAAATAAGCGATAAAAATAAAACTAAAGTTGTTGGTGGTTTTAAAAAGGTTGTGACAAAAGACCCAGATGCAGGTAGAAAGCAACAGGGGCAGATAACCAAGAAAGCTGCTAAAGTCAAAGATAAAGCACCAATGGGTAAAGGTACACCTAAAACTGTCGGTGCTGCTCAAAAGTCAGGTTCAATGTTTTTCTTTAAAAAGAACAAAGACGGATCTCAGACCAAGATGCTTGCCGTGACAGCCGAGCAGAAAAAGAAGCTAGGTATGTCACTCACAGCTATAGCCAACAAGTACAAAGGTAAGGATGGCATGAAAAGGATGCTTGCCGACCTGAAGAAGAAAAAGATGGCTATGGGTGGTGCTGCGATGAAAAAGAAAGGCATGGCTATGGGCGGCTCTATGAAGAAAAAGGGCATGGCTATGGGTGGCATGAAAAAGAAGGGTTACGCAATGGGTGGTTTGAAAGCTACTAATCCTTCCCAAGTAGGACTAAGAAAACTACCGTCAAACGTGCGTAACAAAATGGGCTACATGGCTAAAGGTGGCTCAATGAAGAAGAAAGGTTACGCTATGGGGGGCGTAGCTAAGAAATACGGTGTAGTGGACAACCGAAAAAATAAAAGGTAATGGTCCAGAAGCGAAACTACCGTAAAGAGTATCTTACGTATGACGGTCTTCCTAAACGTAAGAAAGCTCGTGCTGCCAGAGGAAGAGCAAGATATGCTCTGATGAAAGAAGGCAGGGTAAAAGTGGGGGATAAAAAGCAGGTAGATCATAAGAACATGAATCCTAATGACAATCGTAGGTCAAACTTACGTGTTCTACCTGCTAAACTCAATATGTCTAGGCAACCTGCGAGAAAGCCTAGAAGACGTAAATAGTAAATGAGTAAATTGCTTTAGCAATATGGGTAAGCGTAGTAACTTTGAGAGAAGAGAAAGAGACTATTACAGGACACCAGAAGAAGCCTTAATACCTCTTTTAAAGCACATCGACTATATCACGTATAATTTTATAGAGCCGTGTGCAGGTGATGGAACGCTGACATCACTTCTACTGAAATACACAGATGGTAAGTGTTTATACCAAAGTGACATTGAACCACAAGAAAAAGGTATTTTAGTAAAAAATGTTCTTGACATTGAGGACAAACCAGACTATTATATAACAAATCCACCTTGGGATAGAAAACTATTACATCCGATAATAGAACACCTAAGTGACTTATCTCCAACGTGGTTACTGTTTGATGCAGACTGGATACATACAAAACAGAGCAGACCTTATCAACAACGACTACAAAAGATAGTAAGTGTAGGCAGAGTGAAGTGGATACCAGACAGCAAGATGACAGGCAAAGATAATTGTTGTTGGTATCTGTTCAACAAAGACAACAAAGATCAAACGGTTATATACGGTAAGGAGTAATCAGTGTCCTATTTACAGAGTAACATCCCATACTTCAAAGCGTGGGTAAGAAGAGAATACACAACGAATTTTCAAAGAGGTCATGGCGAGTTTCTACATTGTATGGTAGTAGCCGTGACATCAATGCCGAATAGATGTTTATCGTTTCAAGTGATCTTCACTGGCTGTGAGACAGACGATACAGATGAACAGAACGTAAATGGTGGAGCAATGTGGGCAAGAATGCCCATAACAGCCTTAGTAGGCGATACACCAGTAGATGATTGGGCAAAAGAGTTGCCACCGTATATCGCACAACCTTGGGATTGTATGTCACATGACCACAGCGTGTATGTACTCAACAGAGCAACTCCTGCACCTTGGATAGCAAAAGTGGACGGTGAGTTTTATCCTGCAAAGTATTACTTCACTGTAGATTACACGAATAGCGAAATTGCAGACGATCCTGCACAACACAAACAAAGTCATGTGCTAGAGCTAATGAACGCAGGTGAATATACAGGAAACATAGTGGCACTACCAAACAACAGAGTCAGAGTAACACATCCTGCGTGGTTCGAGACTGGAACAGGCTCACCTGACTTCAGACCTTCCCAAAGAATTTTTCATTCTAAACAAGAGATTGAATATGTGTGGAACACTGATAGAGTGTTCAATAACCTATACGCAGAGGATATCGATGACAACCAGAGCCAAAGCAACAATAAAAAAAGTAGCAGGAAAACTAAAAAAAGCAAGTAAAGCTCACGCAAAGCAATCAAAAGCGTTATCATCTATAAAGCTAAGTAAAGGTGGTAGCACAGTAAACCAAGCAGGTAACTATACTAAACCGGGAATGAGAAAAAGAATGTTCTCTGCTATCAAAGCAGGGTCAAAAGGTGGCAATCCGGGACAGTGGTCTGCAAGAAAAGCACAGTTATTAGCTGCACGATATAAGAAAGCAGGTGGGGGTTACAAGTCGTAATGGCTGATCCTAAGAAAGGAACAGGCAAAAAGCCAAAAGGTAGCGACAGAAGGCTCTATACGGATGAAAATCCTAAAGATACAGTAAGTATAAAGTATGCGACAGTAAAAGATGCAAAAGAAACTATTGCAAAAGTTAAGAAAATTAAGAAACCCTATGCGAGGAAGATACAAATCCTCACCGTTCTTGAACAACGAGCTAGGGTTGCAGGAAAAACTGAGCAAGCTGCCCTTGCAAAGAAGGCAAAAGAGCAATTAAGGAGACAACATGGCACTAAAACAAAGCCAAAGAAGTCTTAAATCGTGGACAAAACAGAAATGGAGAACCAAAAGTGGTAAGCCCAGTAAAAAGACTGGAGAACGCTATCTTCCAACAGCTGCAATCAAGGCTTTATCACCCCAAGAGTACGCAGCGACAACTAGAGCTAAAAGAAAAGGCACAGCGTCAGGCAAACAATTCGTTAAACAGCCTAAAGGCATCGCTAAAAAGACGAGAAGTTATCGAAAAGTTACATAATATAGGATATTTTGAAAATGATAGTTGAAGCATGGTTTGCTGTAGCAGTAATGCTAGGAGTTTATGACAACGGTATGCAGGATATATTAGTTTTTAAGCAACCAAAACACGGACACTTTCACAGTGTAGATGAGTGTAAAGAGTTTGTAAAGAATAATCCTGAACCTCTTGTAAAAACTGTATGGAAGTTCTATGGGCAAAGACCTGTAGAAAGAGTTATATGTGTAAACGAAGATGTTCTTAATAAATTCATAGCACAGAATAATAGTGTAGACAGTTGATGCTCTATGAGCCTACATGTGACGTTTGTGGGCATCACATTGAAGATGATAAATGTGAGTATTGTGAGAAAACTGGGGACAATGGTAACTGGGTAAAGGAAGTTATAAAGGATAAAGATGACTCCAGAGACACTTGACAGATGGCGAATACTACCAAGACTAATGATGCTAGTGATGACAGGCGTTTATATACGCTGTATCGAATGGGCTTTGAGTCAGCCAGAGTTGACTACACAACAAGCAGGGCTAATATCCGTGATTACTGGGGCGATGACAGGATCTTTCGCCATATGGATGGGAGCAGAGAAGTCAGAACCCAAAAGAATGGAAAGAGAAGAACGATGAGAAAGTATTTTAAAAGATTGTGGTGTGCATTGTGGAACAAGAAGTGCCACGAGGACTGTGACTGCGTATAATGATAGGAACTATACTTAGCTCCGTATCTACTTTAGCTTCATCATACATTGAAGGTAAGACAGCAATACAAAAGGCTGAAGCTACCATACGGATGAAAGAAGCAACAGGAGAAATTGACTGGGACTTAGCTGCTATGAGGGCATCCCAAAGCTCGTGGAAGGACGAATGGCTGACTTTATTGTTCAGTATTCCTCTGGTACTGAGCTTCATGGGTGAGTGGGGCAGGGGCATAGTAGCAGATGGCTTTACTGCACTTGCAGGTATGCCGCAGTGGTATCAGATAGCTTTAGGAGCTATTGTAAGTGCAAGCTTTGCCACACGATCTGCTAGTAAGTTATTTAACATGAGGAAGAAGTAATGGCATTTAAATTATCAGGAAGAAGTTTAGGAAAACTAGAAGGCGTACATCCTGTATTAGTGGATACAGTAAAACGAGCCATTGAAGTGAGTTCTGTGGACTTTGGAGTGATTTATGGTGTTCGTTCCCTAGCTGAACAGAAAAGATTGTATGAAGCAAAAAGATCACAAACCATGAAATCTAAACATCTTGTGCAAGAAGATGGATATTCACATGCTGTTGATTTAATGGCTTATGACGGCAGTAACCCAAGTTGGGACATAGTGATGTATGATGATATAGCAGATGCAATGAAAGAAGCAGCGTTAGAAACTGGAGCTAAAATTTGTTGGGGAGCTGCATGGCAAATAGATGATATAGCAAAATGGGATGGCACTATGGAGCAAGCAATGAACGCTTATATAGACCTCAGACGTTCACAATCACGCCGCCCATTTATTGATGGTCCTCACTTTCAAGTAAGCTAATGGCACTACCTGAACGAGTCAAAAACAAAATGAAAGAAGTTGGTCTAAGAGAGGTCAACAAAGCTCAAAGATTACCTGCGAGTGATACATCTGGTAAGTCTCATCACGTTATGGCTAGTGAAGGTGGCAAGTATAAGTATATAAAATTTGGACAAAAGGGTGTAAAGACTAACCAGACAGTTGGACAGAGAAAAGCATTTAAAAGTAGACACGCTAAAAATATAGCCAAGGGTAAATTATCTGCGGCATATTGGGCAGACAAAGTTAAATGGAGTCCAAGTAAAACTAAATCTCCTTCTAAGAAATGGAAAAAAGGTTCATAAATGGCAAGACAACTTACAGAGAAACAACAGAAGTTACTAGCTGTCTTATTTGACGAAGCAGGTGGTGACTTAGTTACAGCTAAAAAGTTAGCAGGATATTCTGATGCATCAAGCACAACAGAAGTGATGAGGGGCATCAAAGATGAAATACTCGAAGCTACACAGGACTATATGGCTAGAAATGCACCACGAGCTGCTGTTGCGATTGCAGGTGGTTTAGTAGATCCAACAGAGCTTGGTATACGTGACAAACTAGCTGCAGCGAAAGAATTACTTGATAGAACTGGTCTAGTGAAAACAGAGAAGATGCAAGTAGAAGCTACAGGTGGTGTGATGCTAATGCCACCAAAAGAAAAAGGCAATGAATAGATCATTAGGTAAGTGGACATTACCACAACCCACAGACATGAAAGAAGAAGAAGAGTGGGTGGCTATACCTAAGATAGCAAGGACAGTACCGTTTGGTTATGTTGTAGATGAGAACGACCCAGATGTTTTGCAACCAGTAAAGTTAGAGTTAGATTTATTAGAACAGGCAAGAGCATATACACGACAGTATTCATACAGGCAAGTTGCCAACTGGCTAACAAAAAACAGTGGACGAGAGATATCGCACGTAGGATTGATGAAACGGTTAAAGAATGAACGACAACGTAAGAACAAAGTTACAAGCTTACGCAAGTGGGCAGAGTATGCCGAAAAAGCGAT